ATGGGAATTGAAAGACAATCCAATTCATAAATCACTTTGTGCCGACCTAAATGCGTTGCTTTTAGGAACAATACACTACCAATATTGGGACGAATAAGGCTTAATTCTATAGCTTTAATTATTGATGTCTTGAGCAACGCCTTTTATCATCTGAAGAATCGCTTCATTTTCTGAAATTTTAATCGGTTCAAGAACTACAAGGTAGTTATATCTTCTAACTGGCGAAGTAGTAAAATTAGAAGTTACATATGCATTAACATATAGATGACGATTTACAACATGATCTGGGTCAAGTAGAGCCTGGTTATCTTCAATTCCTGTTACTCCTGTTATGAAATCTGAAGAAGCAGCATCTCTCATATTATATCCTTTAGCCATCCAACCAAATTGTCTGTTATCATTTACTGTGACAGTGTCATCAAATCCAGCAGGGTCAATTGTATCAGTAGCTAAACTCGCAGCCAGGAGAAATTGACCATCACCAGTTCCATGAGATGCTCTATATGTTTCAGGCCATAAATAAAACGACTTTACTTTCCAGGCTCGAGATAAATCCGCTGCTTCATAAGAGAATATCTTATTATTTGTGCTTCGTGCATTATCTGCTATGTCTATACTGCCTCTAAATGTTAAAATTCTACTCATTTCAATTCCTTCCTTGTTAATCTGTGGGCCTTCTTCATCAGTACAGAAATATTAGACCTGGGATGTTTTCGCTTCAATGCCTTCAAATGTTTGCCAAATACCCTCTGATACCTGGAAACCTTTCTTTTTTTCTTTGGTAGTGGAATTTTATCAGTTCTCCTATTAGAACTCCTAGTTCGGACTGAGGATGAATTATTTCCTGTCGCAATTTCTCTTAATTCATCTCTAGTAAATCCGCCTGAATCTCCTAGTAAAATTGCTTTTACAATTGCGCTTGGTACTGAAGTTGATATTAAGGCATCAAGATATGCTCGGGCAGCCTTCTCTACTCTATCGGAAGACACCATCTAATTCACCAAAATTCATTGTTGTGAAAGCGCTAATGCCATTGCGGATGCCTGGGTCATTGTTTCTGAAGTGCATTCCATCACTAAAGAGACTACAACATCTTCTTTCCAACCAGTTGTTGTCGCTCTACCTGATAGATACATTTGTTCAACTCCGATTAAATAACCGTTAGTCCAGTGTTGCGGAGCGACATCAAACTCATCATTCATGTTAGTTGGTACGCCATCAGTCGCGACTTGATTGTAAGCAGTTAATCTGCCACTAGCAATTACTGATTTATTATCGCCTGAAATTACTAATGCTGTCTGAGATTGTGTAGTAAGTTGAAAATCTACAGCGCAAGAATCTGAAGCAATCACATCCGGTGTCGCTGCTTCGGGGTCAGAATATTGAACCGCAATATTGTGGATACGCAAAACTGTTTTGCCAAGTGCGTCCACCACCGCTCCCAGGTCAATTGCCTCTTGGTTAAATGTGCCTGCTTTTGATAGTTGTATGCTTTGTCTTAGAAAGAACGAATCGGTTCGTGCCATAACTACCGGATGTATTTCCGGTTTATGAACATTGTTTACCGAAATCTGGTAAATTATTGCCTTAGCTAGAGTCCAATCCTTTCCGCGAAGCGGTAATCAGACAACCACGAACGTGCCTACCCCAACCGGTTTGAGTAGGATTTTCCTACGCCGCGTTCGCCACAAGAGGCCATATATTCTATAAACTACCCGCTCAATGTATCAAAAAAAAGGTGTATATATATATTGAAACTCAATCCGCGATACATGAAGTGCAATTTATGCCGATTTAATGATGCCTTGCCAGCGAGATATATATGTAAGCGATGTCAATCAAGGATTGAGAAGGAACATGGGTGGTCTTAATGACTGATATAATTGATATTTTAGAGAAATTAATTAGATTAGAATCAACTTTCTTTCATGATATGAGAAGAAATCCAAACTTTCATTCAGATTTATCTGATGATGTTGATATATTGAGCGATATAATTACAGAAATGATTGCTGTATTGAATATAGGAAAGTCAGGTGAGACAAAATGAGCAACTTAATTTCAGCAACCTTGACTCCTGGAGCCATGGAGATTTACAAAACAATGCCTAGAGGAACAAAGTCAGCAAAGATTTCTCAGTTAATTGAAGAAGGACATACAATACAAAAAAGATTAGAGGACTTAACTTTAGGAATTAAAGACCGTAATATTCAGATAGCGAGAGTAATATGGGAATTGAAAGACAATCCAATTCATAAATCACTTTGTGCCGACCTAAATGCGTTGCTTTTAGGAACAATACACTACCAATATTGGGACGAATAAGGCTTAATTCTATAGCTTTAATTA